GAACGTCCTAAGGTCTTGTTTGTTATTGACTCACTGGGTATGTTGTTAACTCCAACTGATGTTAAGCAGTTTGATGATGGTGATATGAAAGGTGACATGGGTCGCAAACCTAAAGCACTTACATCACTAGTTCGTAACTGTGTCAACATGTTCGGCAGCTACAATGTAGGTATGGTCTGTACCAATCACACATACGCAAGCCAAGATATGTTTGACCCTGATGATAAAATTTCAGGCGGACAAGGATTCATCTATGCTTCTAGTATTGTTGTTGCTATGAAGAAAATGAAGTTGAAAGAAGATGAAGATGGCAACAAAATCTCTGATGTTATGGGTATTCGTGCAGGATGTAAAGTAATGAAAACACGATACGCAAAACCATTTGAAGGTATGCAGATCAAGATTCCTTACGAAACAGGTATGAATCCATACAGCGGCATGGTAGATTTAGCTGAAAAGCGTGGAATGTTGAAGAAAGAAGGCAACAGTTTAGTATTTATCACTCCTGACGGTGAAGTTATAAAATTTTTCCGTAAAAAATGGGAAGCAAATGAAGATGGTTGCCTAGATAAAATTATGGAAAACTTTGGAAAACATCCAGAAACAGTAAGTATTGATGACATAATTACGGAGGAATGAAAATGTCAGTAGATTTATCAAGAGAAATTTATAACGAGTTAAAACGTTTTATCAACGTAGTTGATCGTGACGAAGCAGCAGAAACATTGGTATCAGTACTAATTGACAACGATATTTCTGCTGATGATATTAAGAATGCTTACAAGGGCGAAGCAGATATTAAAAAAGCACTTGCTAGCTATCTTAAAGATCATCTAGAAGAAGAGGATGAAGACGATTACTACGATGACGAAGACGACGATTATGAGGACTAATCATGTGGTATAGTCGTGTAACAGCTAATTTAGGTGCTATTCCAGATTTTATTGCACACTATGAGGCTGAACATGCAGATGCTAAAAAAGAATGTCGGGTATGCGGGCTTATTGAAAAAAATATTACTGCCCTACCTGGCATTACTGAGCATAGATTTAATCAATTACAAGAAATTGAAGCTGTATTAAATCATCTTAATATTCAATTACGTAAGATACGAAGAAAACATTTTCAAAAATACCTAGAAGGATATGCTCGTGCTTTAACTAGTAGGGATGCCGAGAAATATGTAGATGGCGAAGACGAAGTTATTGACTTTGAAACGCTTATAAACGAAGTGGCATTGTTAAGAAATCGTTATCTAGGTATAATGAAAGGACTTGAGTCTAAAAACTTTATGCTTGGGCATGTTGTTAGACTTAGAGCAGCGGGAATGGAAGACGTACACTTATAAAATGAAAACAGCCACGATTGTAATTAAAGACGAAGTTAACATCAAGATTGAAGGACTTGAACTTGATGCTCGCAAAAAATTAGTCAATACTTTCAAATATGAAGTGCCAGGTGCCAGATATCAGCCTGCTGTCAGACTAGGTAGATGGGATGGAAAAGTTGCGTATTTTCAATTAGGCGGTAGCACTTTTGTGAATCTGTTGCCTGAAATTATACCTATTTTAGAAAATTATAATTACGATATACAACTTGATGATCAACGAGATTACTCAACAAATTTTACATTTGAACAAGTAACAGAAGAATCATTTTCTCATATTAACTGGGCTGAAGGCCATCCCATGGCAGGTCAGCCAATTAAATTGCGAGACTATCAAGTTGAAATTATCAATAATTTTTTAGCAAATCCTCAATCTATACAAGAAATTGCTACAGGTGCTGGTAAAACTATTATGACAGCAGCACTAAGTCAACGATGTGAAGCGCATGGTAGAACCATAGTAATTGTACCAAACAAATCCTTAGTCACACAAACTGAAAAAGATTATAAAGGACTGGGATTAGATGTAGGAGTATACTACGGTGATAGAAAAGATATAGGCAAAACACATACTATTTGTACATGGCAAAGCTTAAATGTCTTATTGAAAAATAGTAAAGATGATGTAATCGCATGGACGACTATGGGCGCATTCTTGCAAAATGTTGTATGTGTTATGGTTGATGAAGTTCATATGGCTAAGGCAGATGCGCTTAAAACTTTGCTTACCACAGTAATGAGTCGCATACCAATTAGATGGGGTCTTACGGGCACTGTGCCTAAGGAGCCGTTTGAGTTTCAAGCATTGAAATGTAGTCTAGGATCAGTTATCAATCAATTATCTGCAAGTGAATTACAGGATCGTGGTGTACTAGCACAATGTCATGTGAATATTATACAGATGATTGATCACGCAGAATTTAGTAACTATCAAAGTGAACTAAAGTTTTTATTAGAAAATAGTAAAAGATTAGAAACTATGGCTAAGCTTATTGCTCAGGTAAATTTAACAGGCAATACATTAGTATTAGTTGACCGTGTAGCAGCAGGTCATTCTCTAGTAGAATTACTAGGAGATCAAGCTGTTTTTGTCAGTGGCGCGACTAAAGGAACTAAACGAGATGAAGAATACAATGAAGTGGCAACTAGCACAGATAAAATCATCGTGGCAACTTACGGAGTGGCAGCAGTTGGAATCAATATTCCTCGTATCTTTAATCTGGTCCTTGTTGAGCCGGGTAAGTCTTTTGTCAGAGTAATTCAAAGTATCGGTAGAGGTATTAGAAAAGCTGAAGATAAAGATCATGTACAAATCTGGGACGTAACTTCAACTTGCAAGTTTGCTAAACGTCATTTAACTAAAAGAAAACAGTTTTATAAAGAAGCAAACTATCCATTTACTCAGGAGAAACTAGAATGGAAATAAAGTACTTGATATTTACCAACTTATATTGTAAAATAACAACATGCGTATTTTAACACTTGACAATGAGCACTACGAATTAGATCATCTTCCAGAAGAAATAGATGATATGCGGTTTGCTATTTTAGATAATTCCAACCCACATGATCCAGATTATCATTATATTCCATTGATCTTTCTGGAAAGTTTTAATAGTCCAGCATTGGTACTACAGATAGGTGAATATAAAATTCGTATGCCAGTAGATTGGCAACTACTTATTGGTGATCCTTCAGCGGGTGATCTAGAAGTTATTCCATTGTCTGCTCTTAATGACAGAGGATTTCAAGCATTTCAATTTAACCCACTTACCAGTTTCAGACCTAGTTTTCTAGATGTTGAAATATTAGATGTATATCAAGATGTAGCATGGTACGCTCCAAAACTTAAGAATGGACAGCTGTTGTGTGTACCCTTGAATGATGGGATAAAGCCTGAGTGTGTTTATTTCGTTAAAGATATTAGCCGCACATGTGAAATAGTTAATTATGGAAAGTCATTTTAACATGACAAAAATTACAGCAAATAAAACTAAAGATCAATATGATCCAGGTGATAATCCTATTGCTCCTAATAGAATGGCAGTTAAGGAAAAGATGGTCGTAGACTTAGAAAGTATGGTTAATAATCTTCAGGCAGCAAATGCTGCTAATGTAAAAATTATTGAAAAAATGCAGCGAGACATTACCAGATTGAAGGATCAAATCAGCGAATTAGCAGGAAAAATTACTCGTGGATAAACTTAGTATTGCCAATGAAATGGCATGTTTTGATCGAAAGGATCGTGATTTTTATGACAATCTTACTGATGATGAGAAGAAAAAGTTTAGTAATTTCTTAATGATCAGATGGGGAAGCAGCGTAAATGGTAGCAAAGAAATGCAAGAGTATTACTTAATTGCTACTAATGAGCGTTTAAATAAACATTTTTTTGATATCAACAAGCATCCTAAATTACAATGGTTATGTGCTACTACAGTAAGTCCCGGTATGGGAACACAGCGCCATAATTGGATTTCTCTTAAAAAGAAAGAAGCAGGTGTTAATAGCATTAGAAAACAACTTGGTGAATTATTTCCTCATTTAGAGGATGATTCACTTGATTTAATGGCAACTCTCAATACTCAGAAAGATATCAATGAGTATTTGAAAAAATTAGGTCTAGGAAAGTGAGTTATATTTGTCAATATTGTAAAAAATCTTTTGTAAAAGAATCTAGTCTAGCTGTGCATTCGTGCGAGCCAAGGCGTAGACGACAAGAAAAAGATGAGGCTGGTGTTCGGTTGGGATTTCATGCCTACTTAAAATTTTACGAATTGACGCAAGGGTCCACTAAATTAAAAACTTATGATGACTTTTGTGAAAGCCCATATTACAAAGCATTCGTAAAATTTGGAAGATACTGCGTAAGTACACGAGTCATCAATCCAGCACGATTTACTGAATGGGTATTGAAGCAAAACAAAAAACTAGACTATTGGTGTAGTGATAAACTGTATGAAGAATATCTTTTATTTTATCTTAAAGTAGAAACTATGGAAGACGCATTGGCCAGGGCAATTGAGCATACAATAGCATGGAGTGAAAACAAAGGATCTCCTTCTCATGATTATCTGCGCTATGGCAATCATAATGCTATTACGCAGGCTATTGTTGCTGGAAGAATTAGTCCATGGGTATTATATAATTCTGAATCAGGTCAAAAGTTTTTGTCTGATATGAACACAGAACATCAAGCTATGGTATGGCCATATATTGATCCAGATGTGTGGACTAAAAAGTTAAAAGAAGATCCAGCTAATCGTATAGAAGCACAAGAGCTACTTAAAAAGGCGGGTTGGTGATGGCAGATATTGACTTAGATTTGGCAGATAGAAATCAAGTATTAAAACTTATACAATCTATTCCTGCTATGCAATTTCAGCAAGGACAAGTGCGTAGGCACAATTCTGGAGTATATACTACAGATATTCCATATGATCCAATTAATCAATGTGCCGCGATAGATTATGAAACTGCGGCAAAACGCGGCTATTTTAAAATTGATTTGTTGAATGTATCAGTTTATCAGCTTATTAAATCTCAAACTCATTATGAAGAGCTATTATCTAAAGATCCTCCTTGGACTAAATTATGGACTGATCCAGAATGGAGCAAACAAGTAATACATGTTGGAAGTTACACAGATTTATTGGCAAAAATGAAACCAGATACTGTACCACGCATGGCAGCTTTTATAGCAATCATACGGCCTGGCAAAGCACATTTACAAAACTGTAGTTGGCCTGAAGTGTTTCAATCTGTTTGGGATGGTGATAACAGCAGAGGCTTTATTTTTAAGAAATCTCACAGCATATCCTATGCAACTTTAGTGGCATTGCATATGAATCTGCTAGATGAAATTAGTCAGGCATCCGTCGAACAAGTGTAATTGATTTTCTTTTGCTTTTTTTACGGGCTAGTTCAGCTAAGCTACACACGGGTCCATGTAAGATTTCAAGGTCTTTGTTTGCAAAAGTTCGTATATAACTACGAAATGGTTCCCATTCTTGCTTAAGAAATATGTTAATAGGTATAGATCGGTTACTTTCCCACCACCAAATGTTGGCAAGTTCTAAAAATAGCTGTTTTTCTGTTAGGTTTGAAATACTGCCAAAGTCGTAAATCGTGGTAATAGCATCATCTCTATTTTGTATTATCCCTACATATTCTTGAGAAGAATATATACATAGCGTTATGAATGGATATTTCTCGCTTAGTTTTTCAAAAAGGTCTTTGTTCATTTTGCAGCATTTTTCATATGTCAATATTTATGTTACCAAAATAACTTGTTAAATATCGCTAAATAGTATCATGTATTCAACCACAGCTTATCTTTTCCAGCAACGAACACAAGTGCTATTGCTTGACAGCAGTGGGCAATATTTTACAATGAGGTATAATCCTGTGTATGCCAAACGCTTAACCCTTAATCTTGGAGTAGATAATGTACTCTTATTTTCCTTTGTTAATCAGGATGAAAAGCCTGTTAACGTAAATGGATGCACTTTTACTTTCCGTGTTACTAACACAGCCGGCACAACTTTATTACTACAAGAGCCAATGACTATTCTTAATGCGGCTACAGGACAAGTTAAAGTATCTATTCCAGCCGAGCATACGTTGGAGATAATTGCTCAGCCAGCTAACTATTCAATCAGTGTACAAAGCGGTAACTTAAATCAAGCAGTATTTACTAATGCACAATCCGGAGCACGGGCTCCTATTGACCTTGTTAACTCAGTTTTTCCAAAATTTGTGCCATCTATGCCATGCACTATTCCAACTATAAGTTTGACTTCACAAGCATCTTTAGATGGTAGTCAATTTCAAAACTATCCCGGGTGGGCGGGAAATTGGTATTACGGTGGGAATGGAAGTAACTTTTTTAACAACTATGAGAATACAGAATTTTATTCAAGTTTCATACAGCCACGCAATTATGTAACTACAATTCAGTTAGATTTGATCGGATATACTGGCACAATTAAAGCTCAATGGGCACAGAATTATCAAAGTATCTGGTACAATATTACTGAATCTACCACATATCTAAACAAGACTGGTACTATCTTTATGAATGTTATGGGCTGGTATCCATTATTACGCCTATGCTTTAATAATAGCATTTTTGCTACTCCTAATCCTCCTGGCTATCCTGCATCAGCATATGCTATTTGTACGGATGGAGTATTAACAGGAATGAATGTGCAAAACGGCGGAGCTGGATATTTGGCACCACCCAAGGTTGATATTTTAGGTAATGGATCTGGTGCTGTAGTAGAATCAATAATAAATGAATATGGTGTTGTCACAGGATTTAATATTCTAAACGGCGGCGCAGGCTATTGGCCTATTCCAGCTGGTGGAATTAATCCTGCTGCATATCCTGTCCCGCCCGCGAGTCAGGGCGCATTTCCGGTCATATCAACTGGATATGCAACTAATATTTTATATAGATAAATTTACCATTAAAGTTGATTTAGCATAATACAATTTGCTATACTATAGCATGATTGACATATTCTCATTCCTACCATCAGATAGAAAACCGACCAGCTCTGGTTGGATTATGATGAACGCAGTGTGTTGCTTACACAATGGTGAAACTCAAGATACAAGATATCGTGGAGGAGTTAAATCAAACAATGATGGATGGAGCTATCATTGTTTTAACTGTGGCTATACCGCTAGTTTTATACTAGGTCGCAACCTTAGTATAAAAGCTCGTAATTTACTAACATGGCTTAATGTACCTCAAGAAGAAATTGAGCGTATTAATTTAGAAAGTATGCGGCATCGCTCAATGGAAGGCATGATATATGATCGTGAAAAACGGCAGGTAGCAGATCAATTAGCAGGAGTACGATTTAAGGAATTTCCACTTCCAAAAAACTCTATTTTACTAGACGAAGATGATCATGCTATGCAGTTTGCTTATGTGCTATCACGCAATGCTCCCACTGACTATCCCTATATGATTAGGACATCAGATGGAGTACATTGGACTAGACCACACATTTTGATTCCATTTACATATGATAATGTTATAGTTGGTAATACAACAAGATTTTTAGATGGCAAACAGCCAGTATGGCTCAATGATTTTCAGCCTGGGTATGTATTTGGAACTGATTTACAAAAGCACGATTGGCAATATGTAATAGTAACTGAGGGTATATTTGACGCACTAAGTATTGATGGCCTGGCGCTAATGCACAATACAGTGAACGATGGACAAGCTAGACTAATAAGAAATATAGGTAAAGAAATAATAGTAGTACCAGATCAAGACAAAGCTGGCATAAAATTAATAGACCGCGCTGTAGAATTAAGATGGGCAGTTAGTATTCCC